GCGCCCTTTATCTGAAACTCTTCTCTGGTGAGATGTTCAAGGGCTTCCAGCACAACACCATCGCTCGCGATCTGGTGATGAAGCGTACCCTTAAGAACGGTAAGTCTCTCCAGTTCATCTACACCGGTCGTACCAAGAGTGAGTTCCATACTCCTGGTAACAGCATCCTGGGTGATAGCAACAATGCACCCCCGGTGGCTGAGAAGACCATCACGGTTGACGACCTGCTGATCTCCAGTGCATTCGTTTATGACCTTGATGAGACCCTTTCTCATTATGATCTGCGTTCTGAGATCTCCCGTAAGATCGGCTACGCTCTTGCTGAAAAGTATGACCGTTACATCTTCCGTGCCATCACTCGTGGTGCACGTCAAGCTTCTCCGATCTCTGCTACCGGCTATGTTGAGCCCGGTGGTACTCAGATCCAGGTTGGCTCCGGTGCTGGTGCTGAAGCTGATGCTTATGATTCTGCCAAGCTGGTTGCTGCATTCTATGATGCTGCCGCTGCTCTGGACGAAAAGGGTGTGTCTTCCGATGGCCGTGTTGCCGTCCTGAACCCCCGTCAGTACTATGAACTGATCCAAGCTGTTGGTTCTAACGGTCTTGTGAACCGTGATGTCCAAGGTACCGCACTGCAAGGTGGTGAGGGTATCGTGGAAATCGCTGGTATCAAGATCTACAAGTCGATGAACATTCCTTTCTTCGGCAAGTATGGTGTGAACTACGGCGGTGCTGTTGCTGATCCTGGCAACACCGGTTCTTTCATTGGTACTACCCTTGAGGATGCTTCTGATGCTACCACTGGTGTCAACAATGACTACGGTACTGCTGCTGAAGTCGGCGCCACTTCCTGTGGTCTGATCTTCCAGCGTGAAGCTGCTGGTTGTGTGGAAGCCATCGCTCCTCAGGTGCAAGTCACCAGCGGTGATGTCTCCGTTATCTATCAGGGTGATGTGATCCTGGGTCGTCTCGCCATGGGCGCTGACTACCTGAATCCTGCTGCTGCTGTTGAGCTTTATGCTACCAGCACTGCACCTTCTGCATTCTGATTTTTTTTGGGAGCCTCTTCGGGGGCTCCTTTTTTTTAATTCTTTATTGAGAATAAAACTCATTTACAATTATGCCTTTTCCTACTACTGGCTCCAACACTGAGCTACAAGCTGTTAATCAGATCCTGGCGTCAGTTGGTCAGGCTCCTGTAACCACGTTGACAACTGAAGATACTATTATCATTAATGAAGTCAGTCGGTTTACTGGTTCTATTGCTGGTACTACTCTCACCACTACCACTGCTAACATCCCTGTGGGTACTTATATTGGTGGTGTTGGTGTAGAAACTGGTACTTCTATCGCCGTTGCTGGTGTAGAAGCTTCACCTCCTACAGATCCTGTAACCTACGAGTACACTCTGAATATTTCTCAGACTGTATCATCTCGTACATTGACTCAATCTAATGCTACAAGTAGAGTTGAAACTCAAACCAACCCGGACGTTGCGATTGCACTCAACACCCTGAGGGAAGTCTCACGTGAAGTACAGAGCGAAGGCTGGTCGTATAATAAGGAGTATGATTATCCTATTACTCCTGATTCTAATAATGAAATTAATATTGCAAATAACATCCTGCAGATGGATTTGAATCAAACTTATACACAAAACATAGATAGAGATAGCATCAATCGTGGGGGTAAACTCTATGATCGTGTTGCTCATTCTTATAAGTGGATTGATGAAACTGTTTATGTAGACATAACTTGGTACTTTGATTGGGAGAGCATTCCCCAACCTGTTCAAGCTTATATTGTAGCTAGAGCTGCCAGTATTGTATCTAGTCGTATTATTGGTGACCCTAATCAATACCAAATGCTGCTACAAAAAGAGGCTTATGCTCGTTCGATGGCATTAGAGTATGAGTGTAACCAAGGTGATTATACATTCTTTGGAAGCCCTAAGAGTGGTAACTATTATCAAAGCTATCAACCGTACCATACCCTGCAACGATAATGCCAGCAGTAACACAACTAACTCCTAATTTTCTTGGTGGTGTTTCGACACAAACCGATGATAAAAAACTAGAAAATCAAGTCAAAGAATGTATTAATGGTTACCCTGATCCTACCTTTGGTCTTTTAAAAAGACCTGGTATGAAATTCACCAATGTCTTGAAAAAGGATAACGGTGATGCATTTACTAAAAGTGAGCTAGAAGATGCTGCCTGGTTTTTCATTGATCGTGCAGCAGCTGGGTCTTATATTGGCGCTATTAAAGGTTCTAATCTTTATGTATGGACTGCTGAAGATGGTACATGGTGTACTGTTACCAATAACGGTGGTTCTTATTTAACTGGTACCAAGCAAAGTGACTACCACTTCCGTAGCATTCAAGACACCACTGTTATTACAAATAAGACAGTAACCACTGCAATGCAAGCTGATGGCTCATACACCGCTAATGCAGTAGGTACTATTAAACTACTTGGTATTGACGACAGTAATTATACGGTAACCCTACAGGGTGATGACATAACGTTTTCACCACAATCTACAGAAACATTCGATGATATGTTGCTGTATGATGCAAGTAGTATAAACACTAACCACCACATGGTTGACGCTATTGTGGCTTACATCCAAGCTCGTCAATCAGCTAGTGACCCTGATTTCACTGGTCGGTGGTATATCGAAGGTTATACCAACAGTTTGGTTATTAGATACACTGATGAAGCCACTGGTATAGTTACTGATTATAGCACTCCTGGTGGTAACCCACAGGCATTTACTATCAGTGCTCGTGGTGGTACTGGTAACAGTTTTATTGAAGCATTTCAAGATGATGTAATTGACATTAGTAAGGTGCCTGCTGAATCCTTTGACGGACATAACCTTAAGATTCTAAATAGCTCCACTACTGATGATGATTATTATGTAAAATTTACAGCATATAACGGTACTGGCGGTGCTGGTTATTGGGGAGAGACTGTAGCACGTGATGTGTCTCCAGGTCTTGATGCCACAACCATGCCTCATATTTTATCGAACACTGGAGCCACTTCTTTTACGTTTGATGAAATTACTTATAAGGGACGTGAAGCTGGTGATAACAATACTAATCCAGAGCCATCTTTTATTGGTAATACAATCAGCTCCACCTTCTACTATAGTAACCGTTTTGGTGTGTTGTCTGCAGATAATGTTATCCTTGGTGTAGCTAATGATGCATTTAACTTCTTCTCTAAATCAGCACTAACACAGATTGCTTCAGATCCAATTGATCTAAACGTGTCTAGTGTACGTCCTGTTACATTGTCAGATGTGCTGCCATCACCTCAAGGTCTTTTGTTGTTTAGTGAAAGACAGCAGTTTCAAGTTTATGCTACTGATGCTAGCATTTTGACACCTACATCTGCAGTTATCCGTACGCTTTCTAACTATGAGATGGCTACTGATATTGCACCTGTGGATGTTGGTACGACATCAGCATTTATTAGTAGGGTACCTGGGTACAGCAAATTGTTTACGATGGTACTACGTGATGTAGAGCAATCTCCTATTGTTGTAGACATCAGTAAAGCTGTATTGGAGTGGATACCAGATACTGTTGATGGTCTTACCACCAGTCCACCTAACTCTATTGTCATGCTTGTAGATAGAGACACTTCTTACTTATACCTTTATAGGTACTATAACAATGGTAAGGAAGATTTATTTCAAGCTTGGACTAAGTGGGAACTACCTGGTACTATTCAATCGGCTAAGATTATTAATGATAATGTAGTCACAGTTTCTCAACATGAGGATGAATATACTATTGGCACATTAGCGTTGGATGAAATGCCTAGCGGTAATGTGATTGCAACTTCTACAAGTTTTACTGGTAACCCTTCTTTAGACATGGCGACACGTCCTGTCAGCCCTGATGGTGGTGTTACAGATGCTGTGGTGTACGATTCAACGAATGACATCACAAAGCTATATGTACCATTCACACCCATTGAAGATCGTGAAGGCGCTATGCTTCTTACTTTACCTACAGCAGATGTAGGGACAGATGCAGACATTGATTCTGATCAAGGCTACTGGGCAGTTGCTACAGAGCGTACTGAAATTGGTACTGGTTACCGTTACTTTGAAGTGAAGGGTGACTTTTCTGGCTATGCTGATGGTATTGTTGTAGGGTATAACTATGACATGGAAGTAACACTCCCTAGGTTTTACTTCAGGCGAAATGAAGTCACAACTGACTACACTGCAACATTGGTTATTTCAAGAGCTAAATTTGCTATTGGTCGTACTGGTGCTGTCCAGTTTAAGATAAAAGCAGAAGGTTCTAATGAATGGAAACCTGTTCAACATACAGCAGAAGCTGATCTATATGCCGGTGACACTAATCCAGTGTTACTTGAAAAGACATTTACGGTTCCTATCCATCAACGTAATACTAATTTTGAACTTAAAGTGACAAGCAATTTTCCGTACCCAGTATCGTTGGTGTCGATGATGTGGGAAGGTAATTACTCCCCACGCTTCTATAGGAGAACTTAATGAACGATTTTGAATTTAATCCTAAAGGGCCGGACCTACTAGACCAACAACTAGCTGAGTCTGGTCTTGAAATGAGCATTACCTGGGCTGGTGCTGGTCTACTATTTAACGTAGGTAGCAGCCTGGTTGAAGGTTTTATGGGTTCTAGTGCTGCTAAGAAGGCAAATGATAGAGCCCAAAAAGATTACGAAGCACAGAAACTTCAAGCACATAATGCTGCATTAATTCAAAATGCTTACCAAGAGGTTTCATTTGGCATTGAGAAACTTAACTACCAAGTTAACCGCAAGTATGAATATGCTAATGCTGTAAGGTCTTGGCAGTATAATGAAAGCATTCGTGACTTTGAATACCTACAAGCTATTAAAGAGTACGGTAAGTCTGTAGAAAACACTGCTGATCAACTTACTTACAATAGTGTAGCTGAGTTAGAA